GCCATATGGTGAAGTTGTTGAATCGAAAAGAACAGTTGAATTTTATGCGGACAGTTTAAATCAAATTCTTTCTGAGTTTGAAACTTTTCTTCGTGGTTCTGGTTATCATTTTGATGGCAATATTGATATTGTTGAAGAAGAATCATATGAGGAATATAGAGAAGAAACTCAATTTGATTTTTCTGAAATGCCGCAAAACAACTGGCCATTTAAAGAAGTTCATTTTCAATCAGATGATGTTGTTGAAAAGGCAAGCGAAAGATAATGCCAACAAAAGATGAAATGGCAAAGTTTGCTAAGGCAATAGATGCATTAGTAGCAAAAACTGATCTTAATTATATCGAAGCAATTATTGAACATTGCAAAGAAACTGGTTTAGAAATTGAAGTTGCAGCATCATTAGTTAATGCAAATTTAAAAGCAAAATTAGCCAACGATGCTATAGATTTGAATTTGTTGAAAGAAAAAGGCAATAGACTTCCAATATGAGAATCAAAGAAAAAGATTTTCTTATTTTAAATAAAAAGCCTCTCATTGCAATAAAAAGAAACTTTCTTCTTGATGAAGAATGTGATTCTTTATGCTCTGCTGCAAAAGAACAAGGTCTGAATTCTTCAACCGTTCTTGTTGAAAATTCAAATGTTCACAACACCTACAGAGTGAGTTCAGATTGCTATCTAAGATATAATGAGGGAATAAACGGTGAGATAAGAAAAAAACTTTCAAAATTAGTTTCTCATCCAATTAAGTATTTTGAAAATACTACAGTTATAAAATACGAAAAAGAACAGTATTATAAACCTCACTATGATTTTTTCTATGATCATCAGATACAAGTAAGGCGACAAAGAGTTGCTACTGCAATTTGTTATTTGAATACGCCAATTGGTGGCGAGACAACTTTTCCCAAATTAAATATTGTTCACAAGCCTCAAAAAGGCGATCTTTTATTTTTTAGATACGATTACGATAAAGAAATAAATCCATTGACGATGCATGAAGGAGTGCCGCCAACTGAAGGCGAAAAATGGATTGCAACAATTTGGATGCAAGAAAAACTTAAATTATTTGATTCAATTAAATGGTTATATAAATGACTGGTTATGAAACATTTGGACTTTACGAATCTCTCAAACTACATTTCTCAAAAGATTCTTATGACTTCTTCAAATACAATGGTAAGACAAACATAAGCATAACTGTATTTGAAAATCGAAAAGACAAATATCACTTTTATAAACTTTCTCGAAAATATTCAAATAAAGATATTCTGATAGATTTTTTAGTTGCAAACCTATTAAAAGATGAAAAAATATGGGTTGGTAAGCTTTTAGAAGAAGATTCCGAAGTGACATTTCGTAGTCGCCAAAAGGTAATTCAAAGTCTTTCTTATGTTTTTGAAAATGATTGCATTAACTTATTTGAAAACACCAATGATCCAAATTCAATTCTCAAAACAGATGGCGACTATCCTAAATTATTAACAATGCAAACACGCAAAGAAGTTACAATTGAAACAGTTTGCCTTTTAAATCAAATTTTAAATTTTTTGCCGATGTGGGAAAAGAAAATTACCGATACAATTATGGCACCAATTCATTTGCGTAAAATTAAAAAGTATACCCCATTTTTACCATCTGATATAGTAAAATATAAGTTGATACTAAAGAAAGTTTTAGGCAAATGATTAAAATAATTTATTTGGATATGGATGGCGTTATTTGTGACTTTGAAAAAAAGTTTACAGAATACTATGGTTTTCTTTCATTGGTAAAGAGAGATCGCAAACAATGGTCAACTGATTGGGAAGATTTTATTCTTCGTAAAAGAGGATTTGAAAAGTTAGATTGGTTTCCTGGTGGTCAAAAATTATTGAATGTAATACGAAGCACGAACTTGCCAGTAGAGATTCTCTCATCATCTGGTGGCGAAAGATTTCATGGCGAGGTAACCATACAAAAAATTAAATGGTTAAGAAATCATGGAATCAATTATAAAGCAAACATTGTTGCAGGTCGTAAACATAAAAAGAATTGGTCAAAACCAGATGCAGTAATTATTGATGATACGCCTGATGTAATTAGTTCTTGGAATAAAGAAGGTGGCATAGGCATACTTCATAAAGATGTAAAAGAAACCATAAAAACGCTTGAAACTTTACTAAATAAATGATATATTATGTTTATGTGGATAAGTCGTTTATATATCGTTAATACTCCGTTTATACGAAAGGAAATACTATGAGTAGTTTTGCATCCCTAAAGCGCAATCGCAATGATTTGGAAAAACTCACAAAGGCGATTGAAGCAACAACACAAACCTCTGAAGCAGGTTCAAAAGAAGATAATCGATTCTGGCAACCCGAAGTAGATAAGGCAGGCAATGGCATGGCAGTCATTCGCTTTCTTCCTGCACCGGCTGCTGATGGCGATGATGCATTGCCTTGGGTTCGTATCTTCTCACATGGTTTTCAAGGACCAGGAGGTTGGTACATTGATAACTGTTTGACAACTATCAATGAAAAATGTCCAGTTTGTGAACACAATAATACATTATGGAATTCTGGCATTGAAGCAAATAAAGATATTGCAAGAAAACAAAAACGCAAACTGTCTTACATTGCAAATGTTCTTGTAATTTCTGATCCAAGTAATCCCTCAAATGAAGGTCAAATCAAACTGTTTAAGTTTGGTAAGAAAATCTTTGATAAAATTACTGAGGCAATGAATCCTGAGTTTGCAGATGAAACGCCTGTTAACCCATTTGATTTTTGGGAAGGCGCCAACTTCAAACTAAAGATTCGTAATGTTGAAGGTTATCGTAATTATGATAAATCAGAGTTTGCTGATAAGTCTGCACTCTTTGATGGTGATGATGCTAAATTGGAAGAACTCTGGAAGTCTGAATTTGGTCTCAAAGAATTTGCAGAGAAAAAACAATTTAAATCATATGATCAACTTAAATCTCGCCTCGATAAAGTTCTTGGATTTGATGGTGCAACACCAACACCAAAAACTAAGGCAGTTGATACAATTAAAGAGGATGATATTTCTTTGATTGATAAATCTTCTGCTGAAGATGAAGATTTAGATTATTTTAAATCCCTTGCGGAATCTAACTGATTCTTAACCCATGCCATGCAAGTGCGGCCCCACCCTTGAGGTGGGGTTTTTTATGCGTATGAAGAAGATACTATTGCATCAACAATGTCTTTATCATATGCTGATGCAGGTTTCGCTTTACCACCAGAAGAAGATGCAACACTAGTTCTTTGTGAATTATCAATCACAACATTTCCACCACTTGAAGCTCTACGACCATCAGCAACAGCAGAAGATGCAGTTGCGACTACTGCACCACTAGAAGGTGCTGAAGCAATTTGCTGAACTGCTGATACTCTTGCGGCACTTGCAGTTTTCATACTTGCAAATTGTATAAATTCTTCATTTGATCCCGTTTTTAAATTAGGGTTATATTTTAATACCTGCGCTCTTTGTTGTTCGGTCAATCCTTGACCACTTAAAACTCTTTTAGCGCCACCTGGACCTAAGAAATGTGCAAGATATAATTCATCAACATTTGCAGGATCAGATGGATTAATACCAAGAGTTGCAGCATTTTCTTTTGTGTATTCTGCCGCCATAAGAGCAGATGCTTTATTATTGTATCGAAGATTTAATTGTTCTTCTTTTGTCATGTTTGATGGATCATAACCATATTTTTTACCATGCTTTTGAAGCATTGATAACCAAGTGCTTTCAATAAATTGAAAGGGTCCTCTCGCACTACTTGTTTTACTTTCAACAAATTTACCTAGACTTGACTCTAATTGACCAAAAATTGCAAGGGTTTGTGCTGAAACTCCTGTTGCAGAGGCCGCATTATTAATCGCATCACCAATTGATAAATCTTTTGTTGGTGATGTTGTTGCCGCAGCTGTTTTAGCAGGAGATGGGGTTGGTGCAGTTGATGGTTCTCCAGAAACAACATATCCTCCTGTGCCTGTCATAATTGCACTACCAGTTCCACTTACAACAACATTCGATGGAACTGTTTCTGCCTGAGGAACAACTGGCGTTGGTGTTGTAGGTATTTCTGGTGCAGTAGACAAACCTAATCTTCTTCTTTCTGCTTCACTTTCATCAGGCAATGCTTTAATTGCATCTTGACGATCTAATTCTGCGGCAGCTGCTCGAACCGCAGGATCTTCAGATTGCCTCATACTCTCACGGGTTTTTCTTAATTCTTCTGCTGTTGCAGGTTCTGGTGCTGGCGCTGCAACGGCTCTTTGTTCTGGTGTATAACCACCTTCTTTTTCCATTTCATCTACTGTTTTGGCTTCACCAGAATCTCTTTTAATTAAAAAATATAAAAGACCTGCAAGTCCAGCAATTCCTAAAACTGGTAAAGTAGCAGATGCCAAAAATGGTAAAACTTTAGCTAATGCGCCAGAAAGTTTAGCGCCAGCACCTGCGGCCGCACCGCCTAATTTACCACCTAATGCACCAAGTAACGAATCTAATAATCCTGAAGTTTCAACAAATAAAGCAGTTTGTTTAGTCTGTCCATCCCTAGTTTTTCCAATTGATGCTCGGGTTGCTCCTATTGGACTTGTTCTACCTCTTAGTTTAGCAAAAGCAGATTCAAACATTGATTCTCTTTCTGCTGCTCTTTTAAAAAACATGTCGCCCTTTACAGCAGCAGTACCACCTTGAAGTTTTACCATCTTTGCAATATTTTGTCTCATTAAGTTCATATCTCTTGCCATTGCAGGAAGAACCATTGAATTTTTTGCAGATAGTTTTGTTGCAGCAGAAATTTCAGAAAATGCACGAACATCTAGTGATGGTGCAGGAGTTAATTTAGATGCAAGAGATCCTGCCTCTAGTGACTTTGTAGGTTTTATTGCACTATAAGATTTTAAAGAAGGAAACATTGTAGCGATGATACCACTACGATCAAAAATTTGTCTTGGATCTAGTTTTTCACCTAGTCGTTTAGTTGCTGTAGATGCAACTCCACCACCAGATTTAACCTCTTGTTTGTATATTTCTGCTAATCGTGACATTTATTTTTTTGCCCTTTGTTGCATTTTAATTTTTTCGTTTTCTTCTTCCAAATATTTGATCAACAAGGTTAGATATATTTCCCTTTCCCATGGTACCATATTTTCCAATTCTGTCAAACTATATTTGTGATGTTGCATCATAGCAAAATTAGTTTGGTAATAATTATTTAAGGTATCATGCGAAAGGGTTAGACGAAAAAATTTTGTAGTCCTTCTACTGTGATATCTTCTTTATAATCACACTTACGACAATTAAAACTTAATTTTTTTCTAAGTTTAGGTGTCGTTTCAAAAAACTGTTGTATTTTTTCTAAATCTTTTTGTTGCAAATTATCAATAAATTCAACAAGCTCTTCATTTGAAACATCTTTAGCATAATAAATCTTGTCATCATCAAAAACATAATCAATACAATTTGCAAGAAGTTCAATTAAAATTTCTTCTTCAGTTTTACCTTTCAAACTAGAAACAGTCTCAAATGTCGGATATTTCATCATAATACCCAACTTGTTGTTTATCATAATTTTTTTATCGTGATTTAAATTTTTTTCAGGTTCTATCTCTAGTATGTTTACATCAAATTTTTCTACTGATCCGCAAGGTTTTTCTTCACCATTTTCATCTTTTACTTTGTTGTTACATTTGTATTGAAGATTTACTACTTCGTTTACAGATCTTGCCCTAAGATTTAGAAAAATATATTCTAAATCAAAAACAGGTAAAGATTCAACTTCAACATCATCAATGATACAATTTTTAGATATTTGTTTAACTACATTTAACGCATCTTTAGGATCTTCTGATTGTGCAGCCATAAGTAAAAGTTTTTGTTCTTTCACCAAAAATGGTCTGAACCGAATCTTTTTTCCTGATGATATAAGTTTCAATTCATAAATTGGTACATCAATTTTAGGTAACATAATGTCCTCGCTTGTTTAATTAAAATGCACGGCCAATAGGCAATTTCCTTGCAGCAACAGAACCAAAAAGTGAAGTGGCAGCTGCTGCCAAATCATAATTTCCGTTGTATATTACTTTGTATTTTTGATATGCAAAATTAACTTGCAATCGATGAAACCCATCTTCAGACCAACTTAATGCCTGTGGTGCTATGCCTACTGGAAAAGCATCTATAAGTTCTACTGCATAAATTTGTTTAATAAATTCATCGTATTGAATAATTTTAATATTACACATATATCTTGTAGATTGACCTTTTGGAAATCTCAGATTATTTGTATCTGATGGGTGAATTGCTTCCATCCAACGATCAAATAATTTTCTCTCAAAAAAATCATTAGTGCAAAGAAAAGTAAAACTTGTATCACCATATTGTGTTTGATATGGTACCTTAAATGTAGGACCATAAATTTTAACATCTGCTGTTTGTAATGTTTTTCCTGGCAACTCTGCTACTTCACATTGTAATGCCAAATATCTTGATAAAGATGAATTAGATGTTTTTGAATATTCATCTGATTGACCATTACGACCAAATGCAGAACCAATTGCATCAGAAATATCAGTAAAAATTGAATTTGGAAAATTTAATATTTTTTCAATTACAGAACTCCCAACAAATTGATTTATGTATGGAGGTATTGGAAGAATGACCTCAAATCTTGATGGTTTGGCAAGACCATCTTTTCCTCGAATGTTTGATAAAAACAAATTTGGTGAAAATGACATTTAAAATTTCTTTCTTGATTCTGCGTAAACTTTACTTGGCGTTGCATTTACAAAATTACTAACTGGTAATAGTGCAGCAATATCCCACTCATCAGCAGATATCTCTAAAAAACGAGATTTGATATTTGTAAAGAAATATCTCTTGATGCATGGCGTTGCTTCAAAAATTGTTGATGCTTTTTTTAAATAATCATATCTGACTTTTAATTTTGTTGTTTCGTCAAATTCATTATTGTTTAATGTATCACTTAATTTGTCTAAAAGGATGATGCGTTGCTTTGGGTGAATGTAATGCAAATTCAACCCTAAGAAACCGTCTGAGTATCGTTCAATTGGTATGACCAATGGGAACCTGTCGTAATATGGCAACACATCTTTTGTCTTTGGATCATAAAAGTAAAAATACATTCGTCCTAAAAAAGACCTATTTTTCAATCTATTTCTATCTGCCATTAAAGATTGTGGCGTAGGCTTTAGATTTGAAACCTTTTGTTTCAACCAACTTCTTGCTAGATTTGTGCGAGGTGCAATGCCTTCTTTGGCAAGAGATTGCTTGATTCTTTCGATTAAATAGGCCATTCCCTATTTATCTCAGATTCCTAGGTCTTTTTCAGTTATGATTTTGAACTGCCAACCATGCTCTTTACAGAACAAATCTGCGGCACGCCACTTTTCTTGATTGATGGCATATGTGACTGCCTCTTGTAAAAACTTTTGTGTCTTTCGTTTTTGCGTAGGCATTTGAGTTTGCTTCTCAGGTTTCACTTCCAAAACTAAGGTCTTAATTGACCCATCTTTTTGTTTTGTTTTTACAACAAAGTCTGGAAAATAACGATGCACTTTCTTATCAACTGGCGATACATAAGGTATGTGTAGTTCTTCACTTGCCCACCAAATAACATTTGGATTTTCATCCAAATATTTCATAACTCTCGCTTCCCAAGAAGAACGGTAAATTATGTTGTTTGCATTACCGTTATATTTCTGAGGATTTTTTGGGCGAAACCATCCTTTGTATGACATAAATACTATCTATCTCTCTTTTATAGGAAAATTTTATGCCGTTATTTGGCCTAGGCGACATTGTGTTTAATAAGGGACAAAACCTGCTTTCAGGTCCTCTAAGTTCTCTTGCACAAAGTAAATTTGCTACATCAACATTAAGATATCCTTTAGATGTAGGTGCCGCTGATAAAGGACATTATATGGTTCTTTATATCAGAAAACAAGCAACATCTTCAGTAGATGATGATCCAACAACAACATCTTTTCTAGAAGCAACCAACTCTGCATTTAAAAATCCTATTAATACTGTAGCAAATTCTGCAACTGAAAGTTTAAAACGAAACTTTGGTGGCGATTTATCAACTGGTGTTCAAAGTGCATTTAACACAATAAACAATGCTACAGGTGGAGCAATTGGTAATATAACAAGTTCAATAGGTAATGCATTTAAAAGTGTGTCTGGAACAATTTCAAGTTTAAATAATCCTTTTGGTCAACCAAGTATTATTAATCCGTCTGGCGCATCTTCACAAGAAATTAATCGAAATAATATTAAGTCTTTAACGGCAAGTGGAAATATTTTAAGAGGCATAAGAAAAACCACAAGAACAAATCAAACAATTGCTCTTTATATGCCTGATACTTTGTTGTTTGAATATAAACAAAAATATGAAGAATTAAGTTTGGCAGAAAGTGTAGTTGGTATTGCTGGCGCTGCAGCAATTGATAAATTAAAAGAAGGTCAATTTGGTGCGGCAGTTCAGGAAGCTATAAAAGCTGCACCTGGAGCTGCTCAACAACAAGCAAATAAAAGATTAGGTGCTGTGGGTGCCGCAGCAGGATTTCTTGCAACTGGAGCTGCTGTCAATCCTCTTTTAGAAGTCATTTATACATCACCACAATTTCGATCATTTCAGTATGATTTTCTTTTTTATCCAAGAGATGAAAGAGAAGCAGTTGAAGTTCAAAAAATAATCAACACGCTTCAGTATCATCAAGCACCTGAATTTAAAAAAGGATCAGCAGGAAGTTTGCTTGTGCCGCCATCAGAATTTGAAATAGAGTTTTATTATGCTGGCAATAAAAATACTAACTTGCCAAGTATTGGAAATTGTGTATTGCAATCCATACAAGTAAACTATGCTCCAAATGGATTTTATGCCTATGAAATTCCTGGTCAAAATGCTACACAGGGTGGTACAGGAATGCCGGTTGCAATTCAAATGACTTTGCAATTCCAAGAAATTGAATATCTAACAAAAAATAGGCCCGATCAATTTGGATCTGGTGATGCATACGGCAACCGTGATCTTGGAGAAAATTTCTAATGGCTAAGTTTTTTAGATATTATCCTAAAACATTTTATGCAAGCAATACCTCCGCTGCTGGTGTTGATGCAGTCACAAACATTATTACAAGGTTTAGTTTTGAAAGTCAATTAAAACAAAATTCAATAGTATTTTACAAATACCAAATACAAGAAGGTGATACACCAGAGATAATTGCAGACAAATATTATGGAAATCCTGAATACCATTGGGTTGTTTTACTTTTTAATGACATTATAGATCCTCAATTTGACTGGCCTTTAGATCAAAATACACTAATAAAATATATCGATACAAAATATACAGCAAATGGTGCTGCAAACACAACGGTTCAATCTGGTCTTGCGTGGGCATTAAGTGAGAATAATGTTCAGGCATATTTTAAAGTAGTTACCACAACAGGAAATGATGGCACGATTTCAGTTCAAAAATTAGAAGTTGACAAAAACACATATGCAAATGTGGCATCTACTACAACAAATTATACAACACAAGCCAATCAAGTTGTAACAATTGCAATTTCAAAAGAAACTCGTTCACATTACACATATGAAGTAGAAGAAAACGAAAAGAAGCGTGAAATCAACCTTTTAAAATCTGACTTTTTAACTGATGTTGAAAAAGAGTTCAAGAGAGTAGTTAGTTTATGAGTTTAAAAATTTCAAAATCAACTCAATTTCATATAGTTGAGTTGGTGATTGTTACTAAAACTGATAAATTTGATATAGCAAATCTCTGTCAAGAAATAAACATTTTTGACACAATATTTTTGCCTGTAATGAGTGGCAGTCTTTTGATTAGTGATTCAATTGGATTATCAGGAAAACTTTTATTTGATGGATCAGAATCTATTCTCATTCATATTAAAAAAGATGTAAACTCTGAAATTTTAGATTTCAAAAAAGCATTTAGAATTTACAAACAAACGAATAGAGAACTTGTTAATCCTGGTTTAGAAAAATACATTTTACACTTTACTGCTGATGAATTAATTTACTCAGATCAACAAAGAGTAAATCAGTCATATGAAACAACTTATTCTCAAATTGTAGAAAAAATATTACTTGACTATTTAAAAGTGCCTCAGAATAATTTAACAGGCATATATGAACCATCTATAGGAATTCAAAAAACAGTCATACCTAATTTAAGACCTTTAGAGGCAATTGAATGGTGTGCAAAGAGAGCGATTGACAATAATCAGTCACCAAGTTTTATGTTTTTTCAAAATATATCTGGATTTAATTTTGTTACACTTTCTACTTTATTAAGTCAAACTTCAATTATTGATATTTCTTATGAAACTAAAAATATAAAAGGAGAAACTGCACTTGACGAAATTAGAGGCGCAAGATCATTAGAAGTTATTTCTTTAAATGACAATATTGAAAGAACTCGCTCAGGTGTAAATGCAGGTAAATTTATTGGATTCGATCCCATTACAAGAACAATAAGTACCAAAAATATTTCTTATGGTGATCATTATTTAAATATGAAACATGGCAATAAAACTCCAAATTTTACACAAATACAAAATCGTGATGGAACAATCAATTCAAAAACTTTTGATTCTAGAAAATCATTAAGTATTTTTAATCATAATCGACAATATAGTGAATATATTAAAAATAAAGATCCTTATTCATTAACAAATAGGTCATTTACTGAAAATTGGTTATTTCAAAGAAAAGCAATTATTAAAAATCTAATGTCAAAAAGACTTAAAATTGTAATGCCAGGTAATTTTCAACTTTCTTCTGGATTTAATGTAAATGTTGACGCACCAATTATTGGTGCATCTAGAGGGGAAGATAAAAGTATTAGTGGCAAGTATGTTATTGTTGCTTCACGACATATTATTGGTTTTGAAAAACATGAAACTATTATTGAAGTTGCAACCAGTTCTTCAGAAACAGATTATGTGTTGGCAAGCGATACTGAACAGCAATCAGAAATTTTAGAATATTGATATGATTAAAAACGAAGATTCAAAAGACTTTGCTGGTAAAAATGGATTTACTTGGTTTATTGGTGTCGTTGAGGACAGAAAAGATCCAATTAAATTAGGTCGTTGTCGTGTGCGATGTGTTGGATGGCACTCAGAAAATAAAATGAAATTGCCAACTGATATGTTACCTTGGGCAACTTCTGTATTTCCATTAAACAATACAAACCCATACGCACCAAAAGATGGCGATATGGTTTTTGGATTTTTTGCAGATGGTGAAAATGCACAAGAACCTGTAATCATAGGATCATTTCCAAGTATACCATTAAATACTGCAAATGCACAAGAACCATTTAATGATTCCAGATCTGAATCAGATTTAGAAAACTCACCAAGGCCGCCACTATCAAAAACTTACAATACTGATGGTTCAGGCATTACAATAACTGAAAAATCTGCTGCAAGTCTTTATCCAATAAATTTAGATGAACCAACAACATCAAGAATTGCAAGAAATGATTCTGAATCAATTTCTGGTACATTTATACAAGAAAGAAAAAATAACAAAGTAAATAATATTCCTACTGCAACATCAACATGGAATGAACCTGAAACTCAATATGCTGCCGTTTATCCATACAATAATGTTATGGAAACTGAGTCTGGTCATATTGTTGAATATGACGATACGCCAGGCAAAGAAAGAATTCACATTGCACATAGAAATGGTTCTTTCACAGAATGGTATCCTGACGGCGATAGAGTAGAAAAAATAACAAAAGACCGCTATGTTGTCGTTATGAAAGACGATCATGTGTATATTATGGGAGATTGCAACATCACGGTGCAAGGAAATGCAGAAGTTTATGTTGAAAAAAATGCAACAGTCAAAATTGATGGTAATGTAGAAGTTGAAGTTGGCGGCAACTATAACGAATATGTCAAAGGAACATATTCCGTTCGTTCAGACGGTAATATGCAATTTGATGCACCTAGAATAGACATGAATTAATATGCCAGCTGTAGCAAGAAAAAATGGAACGGACACAATTGCAACCAATCATGGTTGTGATGCAACAACTGTGACCAAAGAAGGTTCAAGTGATGTTTTTGTAAATGGAATTGGTGCGGTAAGAGCTGGGGATTTGTGTGAAGTGCATACTGTTCCATCAGGACCTGTATGTGTTCCCCATCAAGTTCCTTTGACTTCGTTTTCTTCTACAGTTTTTGTCAATGGAAAAGGCATAGGACGATTAGGAGATCAATATTCAGGACATACAGTTACCTCAGGATCAGGTAATGTATTTGCTGGAGGATGAAATAAATAGAAAATGGCCACAGTAACAATAGAAACATCAAGAACTTTTAGAGACTTGGATTTGAATTTTACGATTCATCCAGTCAGAAAAGATATTAATACTCATAAAAATGAGTTTGCAGTTATAAATTCTGTCAAAAATTTAGTGCTCACAAATTATTATGAGCGACCATTTCAACCTGAATTGGGCAGCAGTATTCGCCGTCTTTTGTTTGAAAATGTAGATTCAATTATTGCGGCACAGTTAGAGAAAGCAATATCAGAGGTAGTTGGAAATTTTGAACCAAGGGCGCAAGTATCAAAAATTACTGCGACTCCAGATCCAGATGAAAATCGATATAAAGTAGAACTAGAATTTTTTATAGTCAACAATCCAGCGCCAATTACAATTAATTTCTTTTTAGAGCGGATTAGATAAACATGGCAAATCGGTTAAGAGTTACAGAACTTGATTTTGACACAATCAAAAATAACCTTAAAGCATTTTTAAAACAACAGTCAGAGTTTCAAGATTATGATTTTGACGGTTCTGGATTGTCAGTTCTATTAGACATTCTTGCTTACAATACTCATTATAATGCATACTATTTGAACATGATTGCAAACGAATCATTTTTGGATACTGCATTGCTTCGTGATTCGGTTGTTTCTCATGCAAAAACTTTAGGGTATACTCCATACTCAAAAAGAGCACCTGTAGCAGTAATTAACTTTACTGTAGATTCAGGAACTACAACTTTTGGCACATGTAGTTTGCCAGAAGGTTTTGCTTTTTTATCAAATCAAATTGATGGCGTTGCGTATAATTTTGTCGTATTAGATGACGCACAAGTTACAAAATCAAACACAAAATATATTTTTGAAAATCTTGAAATTTACGAAGGTCAACTTGTAACTTATAATTTTACTCACAATCAATCTTCAAATCCAAAACAAGTTTTTCTTTTGCCAGATTCAAATATTGATACAACAACATTAAAAGTTTCTGTTGCACCATCTTCTTCAAATACTGCAACAACCGTTTATAGTAAAGTAACTGATGTTTTGAATATAGGTTCAACATCAGAAGTTTATTTTTTACAAGAAGAAAGAAATGGAAAATATCAAATTTACTTTGGTAATGATGTAATTGGCAAAAAACTTCCTGATGGTGCAATTGTTTATGTAACATATCTTGTAACAAATGGCGATATTGCAAATAAAGCAAATAATTTTGTTGCAACAACTTCTGTTGTTGATTCTTTAGGTAACTCTATATCAAACTTTACAATTTCGCCAATAAGTGCCGCTGGTGGAGGATCAGATCGTGAATCGGTCGATCAAATTAAATTTTCTGCTGCATCAAGATTTTCAACACAAAATCGATTAGTTACCTTTAAAGATTATGAAACATACATTTTAAATAATTACCCAAATATTGATTCTATTTCTGTTTGGGGAGGTGAAGAAAATGATCCGCCTGTTTACGGTAAAGTTTTTATTGCATTAAAACCAAAACAAAATTTCTTTCTTTCAGAATCAGAAAAACAAAGAATAATTGATGAAATTATTAGTCCAAAATCAATCATTTCAATATCATCTGAAATTATTGATCCAGATTATCTCTATTTGAATTTAGAATCTGATGTTGAGTATGATCCAAACAAAACAACAAGAACTGAAAATCAACTTCGTGATGCAATTAGAACTGCTATACTTTCATACAAAACTGCTAACTTAGATAAATTTTCATCTAGGTTGGTAGATTCAAAAATTGAAAATGCAATTGACAATGCAGATTTAAATGCAATTATTGGTAATGATTTAACGGTTAGAGTGCAGAAAAGATTTGAACCTATATTAAATTCTTCTGGTACATATACACTCAGATATAATGTTCCTTTAAAGCGTGGAACAGCAACAGATAAACTTACATCTACTGAATTTATAGTAAGGGATGGGTCAGGTGTTGCAAGAAGTGTAATATTTGATGAAGTGCCTGGTTCATCAACAGGAATTTCATCAATATCTGTAACAAGTCCAGGGTTTGGATATTTGTCTGCACCAACAATTACAATTACTGGTGATGGCACAGGAGCTACCGCAGAAGCAGTTGTTGTAAATGGTCAAATTGTAAGAATTGATATATTAACTAGAGGTATTGATTATACTCGAGCAGTTGTTTCTATTTCTGGTGGTGGAGGATCTGCTGCTACTGCTACTGCAACAATTGATGCAAGAACTGGCACACTAAGAACGATTTATTATGATGCAACCGCACAAAGACAAATTGTTGACAGTAACGCAGGCACAATTGATTATGATGCTGGCGTAATTGAAATTTCTGATGTAAATATAATTTCTGTAAATTCTGAAGATGGATTAATAAGATTAACTCTTGAATCTGAAACTGCAATTATTGAATCAATTAGAAATACAATTATTACAATTGACGAAGAAGATCCAACATCAATCGTAATTAACTTGTCTAGATCTATTATTTAATGCCTAATCAAAAAACTTCTTTACTGATTAATCGTCAGGTTCCTGAATTTATTCGGGAAGAATATCCTCTTTTTATAACTTTTATAGAGGCATATTATCGTTACCTAGAACTTAAACAAGGTACGCAGTTAAACGATCTCACTTCAACAGCTAAAGATTTAAGATATATCTCTGATGTAGATTCATCAATTAATGCATTTGAACAATACTTTTTCAATACTTTTGCAGAACTAGTTCCTAGAGATACTGAAGTAGATAAAGAATTTTTAATTAAAAATGTTTTGCCTCTTTATTTGTCAAAAGGCAATGAAGAAGGATTTAAACTTCTATTCAGACTTTTGTATAATGATGAAGTTGTAATTACATATCCAAAAGATAGTATTATTCGTGCATCTGATGGCAAGTGGAATGTAGATAATGTCTTAAAAATTGATACGAATATTCGAAGTGTTTATACTGGTAATGGTTCAAATACAACATTTTTCTTAGCACAAATTTCAGATTCAGATAAAGTTGAAATTTATGTAAATAATGTTTTAAAAGAAGAAAATACAGATTATTCTTTTCTTCGTGAAACAAGAAAAGTAATATTTAATTCTGCGCCAGCATCTAATTCATCAATTGAAATTGTATATACAGACTTTGATATTTCACAATTAAACAATAGAAAAATTATAGGAACAACATCTGGTGCAAGTGCAATTGTTGAAAGAGCTGTACCAAGAATTATTACTGATCGATTAAATTTTGGTTTGCCATTTGAACTTTTCATAAACAATAAAACTTTAATTGGAAATTTTGTAAATGGTGAGGAAATAACAACCGATGTTGTTGATTCAAATGGTACATTAATTAGATTAGTTGCAGACACATTTTCAATACTCACTAAGATTAATGTTATACGAGGCGGCACAAATTATAATGTTGCTGATCCAGTTACTATTCTTGGTGGAGGCTCAACATCTGGCGCTACAGCAGAAGTGGAAACTGTTAGTGATGGATTTACATCAAATATTGTTGTTGCATACGGAGGATCTGGATTTAAAGTTGCAAGTCTTGTTGAATCTACAAATATTTCTGGGCCAATAATTGTAGGTGCAGTTGCCTCTGTAAACACGATTAGTTCAAATACGGCAAACACATATACAATTACTGATGATATAATCAGTTCTTATGAAAATATTACAATTAACTCAGCAGATTACGGATTTCCAAGTGCGATTACAGAAAATGTAAATACTAGAATTGTAGATGCATTAACACCATTGGTAGTTACTGAGTTAGGACCAATGACGAATGTTACTGTTCTATTTTCAAATACTTCAATTAACACATCTGCATTAGATTCTCAAGGCGCAATTTATCAAGCAGGTAATAGTTTTTTTGATATTAAAAGTTTTAAATCAATTGGCAGAATTGATATTCTTACTGGCGGTAGTAACTATGAGGTAGGCGATGAAGTAATCTTTGGCACAAATCCTGTAAACACTTTTGGATATGGTGCTGCAGCAGCAGTTAAAACAATTAATGTAACAACTTCTGCTGTAACAAGCATTGAAATTCAACCACCAAGAATAGTAGGAACTGCAAATATACAAAATAATAGTGTTGTCATTACTGGAACTGGCACTTCTTTTGATACTGATTTAAGGGTTGGAGATAAGATTGTAATTCGTAGTCAAGAAAGATATATTAATGCAATCACTTCAAGCACATCTGCAAATGTAAATGTTGCGTTTAGATTTTCTGGCGGTAAAACATGGGCAAATAATAGCCCTGTTGGATCATTTTCAAGAGGCGTTGTTGGTGGAGTAAATTATACACAAGGTAATTTTCCAACAGTTACAATTTCATCAAACAATGGTACAAGTGGAACAATTGCAATTACCTCACTAATTGGTGATGGTGAAGTTGTTACTGCATACTCAAATACTCCAGCAGGTGAAATTCAATCTATTCGAATTACATCTGGTGGTACAGGTTATCAATATATTCCTCAACTTGATTTATCGGCATACGGTGATGGTAATGCAATTGCAAATGCTGAAATTGGCGCATCTTATGTTTCTTTCCCAGGCCGTTGGACAACATCAGATTCTATTATTTCCTCTTCTGAAAGAAGAATTCAAGGTAATGATTACTACATTGAATATGCCTATGTTACTAATTCTTTGACAGAATTTAGTAGATATAAAGAAGTTTTAAGAAAACTTTTACATCCAGCCGGTTTCATAAACTATTCTAATTTAAACCGTGAAACATCAATTGATTTTGTTAATTCTACTATTGAAACAACAACAGAAAATACAATATCTGGTTATGTTTCGGTAAATGCAAATACAGTTTTTGTAACTGGTTCAAATACTAGATTTAATTTAGCAAATATTCGTTCAATTATGACAATTGGATCAAATATTGCAGTTAATGGAGAAATTAGAACCATTAATAGTTTTGTTAGTAATACAAATGTTGAGGTTTCTAGTGCATTTACAACAAACGCAAATACTCAAACCTTAATTATATTGACATAAATAATACTATGCCAACGCAAATTACAAGAAAATCTGGTTATAACAACGCAAGAACTTGGAAAGATGTAATTCAAAATTCGTCTACCAATGCTTGTCCTGTCTACTATATTTCAATTGGAAATCATGTTCCATATGCGAATGAATCTTCGCCAAATTCAATAGTTGATACTATTGCCGAAGAAAAACTCTTTTGGGATAATATGTTTGCTGCAAAAAGAGTAACTGGAAATGATGTTGAAATGGTTGTTCCAAAAGTAAACTGGTCTGCAAATGTAAAATATAGACAGTATGACGACACAATCATACTGTCGGATTTAGTCTCTACAAATACCGCACAAAATTTAAATCCGATGTATGTAATTACATCAGAAAGAAATGTTTACAAATGTCTTTCAAATAATTCATCTGCGAATTCTACAGTTGAACCGAGTGGTAATTACACCACATCAAATGGTAATATTGCAACAGCAGATGGGTATATTTGGAAATACATGTATAATATAAAACCATCTAACAAATTCTTGACCGATGAATGGATTCCAGCGCCAATTTCAGTCGATGCACTCGATTATGGTACTAGTAATACAGGAATTGTTGATGGAGAATTAACTACAATTATCGTTACAGATCCTGGTGTAAACTATAGGCAGGCTGCAAACATTCGTGTTGATGCTTTTTCCTCAGGACAAACTACCCTTAGATTATCAAATACAACTCTTACTTTAGGTATTTTCAATATTCCAGCTCTTTCAAACTTGGCAAATATGTCAATTTCTGGAACAGGAATACCTTCTTCTGTTCATATTGAATCAATTGCAAACACAACAGGTGTAATTACTCTTTCTAGTCCAACAACCTCTTTTGGCGGAAATGCAAATAATATTACAATTTCAACTAGAGTTTATATTGACGGAACTGGAACTGGTGCAGAAGCCAACGCAACACTATCAAACACTTCATCTGGCATCAGTTCGGCAAATGCAAATGTTTCAAAAATTACAGTAACTACAATTGGTACTGGTTACTCAACCGCAAATGTATTCATTTACGGATCAGGATCTGGTGCAAACGCTCGTGTGATTCTGTCCCCAAAATTTGGCCATGCATATAATCCTGCAAGAGAACTTTTATCAAATAGTGTAATGATGGCAATTCGTGTTGGTGAAGCAGATTCAACTGAAGCAGGATTAATATCGGTAGATACATCATTTAGACAATTAGGTCTTTTCCGAGACCCACATAAATATGGACAGAATACGAGAGTTATTTTATCAACGGCTAATTCTGTTATTTCTCAAACTACAGATTTGAGTGTTGTTGCCGGACTTGGTTACACACTTAACGAAAAAGTGTATCAAGGATCTCCGTCAAATCCAAGTGCATTTGGTTTTGTAAATGCACAAACCTCAAATGAAGTAAGACTAACTAAAGTAAAAGGTACTTTTGTTTCTGGTTTAAGTTTAATTGGAGAAACTTCTGGTATTTCAAGAACGGTAGTTACAATAACACCGCCAGAATTTCAACCTTATACTGGAGATGTTTTGTATATTGAAAACGATGTTAAGACCGATAGAGCAGACGGTCAAGCAGAAAATTTAAAATTTATTGTTAAGTTCTAGGACAAAATATGGCATTAGTTCAAAATTTTAATGTAAATCCTTACTACGATGATTATAATGAGGATAAAAAATTCCTCAGAATGTTATTTCGTCCTGGGTATGCAATTCAGGCTCGTGAATTAACTCAATTACAAACAATTCTTCAAAAACAAGTTTCTCGTTTTGGTAAACATGTCTTTAGAAATGGCTCTGTTGTAACTGGTGGTGAAGTTTCTATTTCATCAACAATTCTTTATCATAAATTAGAAACTACTGATACTTTAGGCAATGATATTGATGTAAACAATTTTTTAAACAAAAATATTGGTAATGCTCACGCACTTATTTCTCAAGGAAGTTTAGGTAAAGTTGTTGCCGTTACAGAGGCAACCGATACAGATCCTCCAACTATTTTTGTAGAATATAAAACTGCATTGACTTTGATGGATGGTGAAACTATTTTTACCATTGGAGATAATCAATTTCAAGCAAAATTAATTTCTTCTGATTCAACTGGTCGTGCCAGTATTGCATATATTAATGATGGTGTTTACTTCATTGATGATTTTTTTGTTAAAGTAACTGCACAAACTTTAATTCTTGAAAAGTATACAAATTTAGCAACATATCGTATAGGTGTAACTTATGATGAATCTATTGTTGATGAAACAACAGATTCTTCTCTATTAGATCCTGCACTAAACGCATCTAATTATCAGGCACCTGGTTCAACAAGATACAAAGTTGAATTAACCCTAGAAAAAAGATCTCTCACTTCAATTGATGATACAAAATTTGTTGAATTAGTTCGAATTGAAAGTGGTCAAGTTACTTTAAGAAATAGTTATCCTCTTTATGCTGATTTAGAAAGAACACTTGCACGGCGAACATATGATGAATCTGGCAACTATACAGTAAGACCATTTACGATTTATTTGACTGATCATGTTCCTGCAAACACTCAGAACGCATCAAATTCTTCACTCTTTACTGCTAAACTTAGTGAAGGTAAAGCATATGTTCGTGGTTTTGAAATTGAAACTCTTTCCCCAACAAACTTAGAAATTGAAAGATCAAGAGAAAAAGCAGGAGTTTCAAATTACGATATTGATGCAAATTATGGTAACTATATTGTAACATCAAATGTATCTGGACCGATTGATGTTAGTTCAATGCAAATTGTTGACATGCATTGCGTTGACATAGGAAATGTATCAACAGCAAATGCAACAACATACAATTCTACAAAAATTGGTACAATAAGACTTCGTGAAATTGAATATGTATCGGCTGCAAATACTCAAAGAGCTAACACATATAGTTACAACATGTATACCTATGATTCTAGATTCACAGGTATAACCGCAAATGCAAACACAACAGGTTCAGCAACAACAATTGTTCTTGCTGGCCAAGGCGCTGCATCTAATGTTGCAAACGCATATTTGGGTGCGACAGTTCGGATTTCTGCTGGATATGGTGCGGACAATGTAAGTCACACAATTGTCAATTACAATCCGTCAACAAAAACTGCTACAATTTCAGGCACCTTTGCAACAATACCTTTAAGTAATTCTATCTACACCATCGATTTTAATAACAAAGATATTCTTTCTTTTGCAACTACAAATTCTACAAATGCAATTGTATTTTCTGCAAATGTAAGCAGTTCAAGTATAGATTCTTTAACTGGTGACACATATTTTTCTGATACTGATTTTAAATCATTAGTATTCAGAGTTCCACAAAGTTTTATTAGTTTTGGTATGAGCGATCAAGATTTTCGTGGTCGTGTTGTATTTAAAAATCAAACAGTTACAGCTGGCGTTCTTTCAATTTCTACTGGTTCAGCCAATAATGTATTTGTTGGATCTGGCGCACTTTCAGATGCACAAAAACTTGAACATTTCTATGTAATTGCCAACAACGCCGCAACCGCACCAGAATTTACAAATAATCAGGCTATACCTCTTGTTGGATCTGGAAGAACAATTACAGTTTCTACATCAACAGCAACACTTGACTTTAATACTGCAAATTCATTTACTGCTGATATTTTGGCAACAATCGATTTTAATAGCACTTCAGCAAAAACTAAAACATTAGTAAGTGCAAATACAACAAATGTTGCTGTAACTGGTGGAACAACAATTAGTGGTACAACAGTTTATTTGACACATGGCCAAGTTGCAATATCTACACCAAATAAAACTCCAGGTCAACCAGATTCACTTTACATTTCTGATGTATATAAATTAGAAGATTTATTTGAAGAAAATTATGCATCTCTATTTGTTACAATTGATGGCGAATCTGTGCGTTCATCATTTAAAGTTATAGATTCAAAAGATCCATCTACAGCAGTAACAGTTGCAGATTTGTCAGATACATCAAAAGATATTACAGCAAGATATACATTGGATGATGGTCAAAAAGATGGTTATTATGATCATGGCGCAATTGTTTTAAAACCAGGCGCATCACCACCAACAGGACAGCTTCTTGTTTTAGTGAATTATTTTACTCACGCTGGTTCAGGTTATTTTACCGTTGATTCTTATAACAATTCTTCTTTAGGTGCAACAGAAGATATTCGTTATGCAAAAATACCTAACTTTACAAGCCCAACAACTGGTGATGTTTTTAAACTTAGAGATTGCGTTGATTTTAGACCAATTAGAACAAACGCATCTAGCACCACACCAAACTTTACTTTATCTGGCATTTCAATACCAAAACCAGGTGAAGCATTAGAATCTGATTATGATTATTATTTGGCAAGAATTGATAGACTTGTATTGAAAGAAAATAAAAAATTTGAAGTTATTAAAGGCATATCAGGTTTAAATCCACAAACACCACCTGAGCCAGATAATTCAATGAGTTTATACACAATTCGTGTAAACCCATATACTTTCTTTCCTTCAGATACAAAAGTTCGTTTCATTGAAAATAAACGATACACAATGCGAGACATTGGTCGTTTAGAAAAACGAATTGAGAATCTTGAGTATTATACTTCTCTGAATACCCTTGAAAAATCTGCACAAGACTTGGTTGTTCTTGATGATGCTGGGTTGACTAGATTTAAAAATGGTATTCTTGTAGATTCTTTCCGTGGTCACCAAGTTGGTGATGTAAAGAATTTAGATTATGTTTGTTCGATGGATTTTGAAGTTGGCGAATTGCGCCCTTCATTTAATTCAAATAGTATTTCGTTTGTTGCAAATACAACTTTAACAACTGCTACTGTTGGTGCAGGCACAATTTATACTGCGCCTTACAGCGTTGTTAAGGCAATCGAGCAGAATGTTGCAACAGGTGGTGTTGTTGTAAATCCGTTTACTTTATCAAACTATGTTGGTACACTAGATCTTTTCCCTGCTGGAGATTTTTGGATTGATACTCAAACAAGACCTGATGTTCTTGTAAATCTTGAAGGTGAAAATGATGCATGGGCACAAATTGGTAAAGCATTAGAAGATGGTCGTCAGGCAGGTTGGGGCAATCAATGGGGCGACTGGAATACATTTGTAAGTGGTACAAGTCAAACAACTGTAACAGATAGAGAAAATAGAACTGTTGGATATTATGATTATCAAGATACAGTTAGAAAGACAACAACCACAACATACTATTCGCAAGAAAGATTTGGTACAAGAACAACATTAGTTCCAGAACGCATTTCAAAGAAAATTGGAAATCGTCAAGTTGATCTTTCTGTAATTCCTTATGTTCGTGCTCAATGGATTATTGCTTCTGCAAAAGGATTAAGACCAAATCAATATCATTATTTGTTTGCTGAACAAGGTGATGTAAATGTAACAAAATACATTGAATATCCAACCGTTCTTTGGTTGTATGATGTAACTGGCGATTTTAATGACAAATATGGTGTATATGAAACCATTACCTCAACAAGTGGTGGTACTGCAAGAGTTGTCAATCAGTCAAATCGCTCATGGTCTTTAGAACAACCATACTTGCATGTAGTTGATTGCCGTGGTGATTTTAATACAGGTGATACAATTACTGGCTCTGTAAGTGGTTCAACTGCGAAAATTGATGTATTGTTTTGGAATAATGGTAATGTTGTTTCATCAACTGCAAATACAATCACATTGGCATCTAGCGCAGAATATGATAATGTTTATGTTGATATAGTTGCTGCATATGCAAACATTTCATTTGCAAATACTAGAACCAAGTTTCTTGAAGATCCAAAAGAACTTACTGAATTTTATAAAATTAGAATCACTTCTGGAACAGGCATTGGCCAAGAAAGAACGATTACAAAATATGATGGTAACACAAAAATTGCAAATGTTTCGGTTGATTGGACCGTTAGGCCAGACAGCACATCTAGATGGACTGTAGGTAAACCTCAATCTGACGATCATGGTAAAATGAGTGGTCGTTGGTATTTGGCAAACTATGGTCAAACAGCATATGATAGTGGATTTAGAAGTAGAACTGGTGCAAGATTGATTCGTCTTGCAAACGATTCAAATAATAATCCAGATAACATTAACTCTTTTGCTGAAGAATATTGGCAGGCACAAGGTGTATTAAATGTAGTAGAAGATGTTTCTGTTTCTGTTCGTGTTCCAACAGCACAAAGTCAAAGAATATATGAGAAAAATGACAACTATAGAAATACAAGTGTTGTTAACAGAGAAATTTTAGGAACTACTCTTGTTGCAGATAGAACTCCACCGCCAGAACCACCACCGCCGCCGTCAGGAGGGTGTTCAAATCCACCAAATACGACCAATAGTTATGGAACATATCGTCAAGGTATGGTTTTGAGATATGCCAATGGATATGTTCAACCTGATAATAAGATATTCTTAAGCACTTCAGGTTCAGATATTGCTTTCACTAGTTATCTTAATACAGTAAATGGATGGTACAACACATATATTGGTAGAAATGGTGATGAAGGTGGAATGAGATATTGGGTTGGTCAACTTTATTTACCTAGAAGTGCTAGTGTAGTTGAAGCAGAATTTGTTGGTGCTGCTCAACAAGAATTGCGTAACGGAAGAGTTACAAACACATATACTTATTGTGAATATCAAGCAATTATAGCGCCACCACCACCGCCACCGGCACCACCACCACCGCCACCATCAGGCGGAGGCGGATCTGGATGTAAGATTATTTGTACCAAACTTCACGAATTAGGTTATCTGCCTGATGAAATATTTGAGGCCGATCAGTTGTTTGGCGAATGGTTGCGTGAAACTGATCCTTATGCATATTACGGATATATTAAGTGGGCATCTGTTGTTGTTGATTGGATGGAAAAAGATGGTCCACAATGTATGTTTTGGATTCGTGATAAAGAAAAAAGAAACCAAAAGCAAAAAGAAATGGCAATTCGTTGGGCAAGAAAGATTGCAACACCTTGGGCGCAACATATGGCATATAAGATGGGCGTTCTAGAAAACGACAGTCGTGCTGGTAAAGCAATTATGAAAACTGGTTTGTTTATAAGTCGCATGATTGGTAAACTAACAAAGACAGATAGACCAACAAAATCAGTTGCGATTGGATATGCAATGTGGGCATCTTTTGCGTTGTTCTGGTTACTTGCAAATTTGAAAGACAAAAAGACACAAGGAAATTAATATGGCAGTAGCATTTATTGATCCAGTAGCACAAACATTTTTTGTTGATGCAGCAACATATCCAAAAGGTATGTTTGTGCATAGTGTTGACTTGGTTTTTAAACAAAAAGACACTATTACATATCAACCTTTTACGGTTCAACTAAGACCAACACTTAATGGTTTTCCTCATGCATCATTAATTCATAGTAGTGCGGCCATTGGTCAAGTTAGTTTGAATCCTGATAAAATTAATACTGTAACTGGTGTTGGTTCTGATATACCAAATTTTGGCAATTCAAGTAAATATACTCGCTTTCAATTTCCTGCTCCAGTTTTTCTGTTACCAGGTGAACATGCGCTTGTTTTATTTTCGCCATCTGATAACTATGAATTGTTTATTTCAGAAGTTGGTGGCACAAGATTAGATGGTACTGATCGCCGAGTTGAAAAACAACCTTACATTGGATCTTTCTTTAAATCGCAAAATGGATCAACATATACAGCATTTCAAGATTTAGATTTAATGTTTAGAATAAATGCTTGTGATTTTACAGAAGGTTCTTCTGATATTATTCTTGATAATAAAGCACCAACAACAAATGTTGATTTTGATCTAATTAAAATTACAACACAAGAATTAAATTTTGCAGATACTTTAACAAACTATTTTCACAAATTAACTGACGATTCAACAAGAACACTGGCAAGTGTGTATACAGGAATTATTGCTGATACAGATTCATATCTCGATTCTCGACAAATTGCTAGAAGCACCGCAGACAGAGATGCCGTAATTAGAGTTCAATTACAAACTGCCGATGATACAGTATCACCAATGGTTGATACATCACGAATTCATATGATTGCAGTTAAAAATATTGTCAATGATTGTGGTTTGCCAAATACAATTTTTTCAATAACAAATGGCGGATCAGGATATACTGCGAATGTGGCTGCAACAATCACTGGAGTAAAAGGTTCCGGTGCTACCGCTGTTGCAGTTGCAAACACAATTACACAAAAAATTGAAAGTATTGCAGTCACTTCACCTGGTTCAGGTTACACCGAAGGCATTACAGTTACGATTGCTGCACCACCAGTTCTTTCAGGAAACACTACTGCAACGGCAACTGCATCAGGTGAGACTGATAGTAAAGGCGGTCCTGCACTTGCAAGATATATTACTCGTAAAGTAAATCTTGCAGATGGTTTTGATTCAAATATGATTCGTGTTTATTTGACTGCATATCAACCACCAGAAGCAACGATTGAAGTTTACTACAAAGTATTGGCAGATGAAGATCAGACTAACTTTGCTGATCGGCCATATGTTCGCATGTTAAATGTAGAACAGGGTGATGA